CCTCTCCATAACTGCGGGGGTCGTCTTTTTTATACGTAGGATTACTTCCAATTGATGCAAACCTACGTCTAACATTATCTATAAACGACATGGCTTTAAATAATTAATCTTAATGAGTATATAAAGTTTTTGTTAGATTCCACGTAGACTGTGTTTATTTAGTGTAACTTTACGCTGTTTTGTTGTAAAAAATGATGGACCAGAGGCTTTACCCATATTATAAGCTGGTCTATTGATTCTTTTTGAAACTACAGAACTACCAAAATTACCTGTCATAGGTAACATACTTAAAGTAGCATGTATACCCATAGCTGAACTATCACAATAATCATCATGTTTACCATTAGGGGCAGCTATCTTTTCTGTTTTGTTAGCAGCATCCATAGTATATTCTAACTCAATATGTTCTTTTACCCATTTGTTAACTAATTTAGCCATATCTGGTTGTAAATTATTAGGATTGGGTATTTTTACTCTTCCTTGTTGTATGTATGATACAAAATCTCTGTACATTTGTGTTTTAGTACCTTTAGGACCACCCGTAAAAACGAAAGGAACGAAATGAACACTAGCATCTAAGCACGCCAACCGTAAATCTTGTTCAACCGCACCACCAATACCAGTACAATCCACAATAAGACGAGTAGCCCTAAGCTGATTGGTAATATCCATAATACGTTGACGCTGGTATGGGATATCATGTCCACCAGTTCTAGCATTGATTTCTTCAATGTATACAAGCCGTGCAATATTTGCATCATCAGTTTTGTCAAGGGACCATGCACTAATAACAGTAGAGTTAACAGATTTACCAATGTCAACCCCAACAGTAATGTTGCTTCCTCCCTCGAATCCATGTTCATCCAATCTAGTAATTTCGTAATCATCATAACACCTTTTAATCTTTTCTGGACTAAAAACATTCGCTACAGACTCTACAAACTCACACTCATACTCTGTTCTCCAGTAAATAGATTCTTCTCCCCACTCCGTCATTTTATCTAACATTTCTTCTTCAGTATAAGGTGCTGAATATGCATCACCTTTTTTTACCGCATCTCTCCATGTGTAGTGTAACCTAGTAAAAGTATCACCATAATTATCATCATACAAGTACCTCCACATATGATTGTCTTTTGACTTTGGTGTTCCAAGATTAATAAATGGTGCTTTATTAGAAACAATAGATGGTTCTACATTGTCAATGAACAGTTTATCGTCGATGAGTGGAGACTCATCAACTACTAGGAACGTAGGATGTTGTCCACGTATGGCCTGTCCTTGATTACTAGGCGCCAACGGAGCACGTCTCATAACTGTGCCCCCCTTAAGTGTTATGTTGGGCTTATTGTGAAATCTATAATTTGCTACTAATCCATTTAAAAAAGTATTATCGGCAAAGTGTCTATATACGTAATTAAAAATCAAAGCTGCTTGGTCTTCTGTAGGAGCCAGTATAAATACTAAATCTCTAAATCTGTTAAAAAACATATATATAGTCACTGCTACTGACAAAGCGAATGATTTTCCGCTTCCTCGTGGTGCTAAAATTGCTAACTTTTTTTGTTTACCATCTGTACGATTTGTTAAACATTCTAAAACAATAGACTCTTGCATTGGTCTCATCCTTAAAGGACGTTGTTCATTATCTACTAGGTACGCCGTACAGAAGGCGCGTACCAATTTGCGCATCTTTTCTTTATCATCTCTACATTTAGCGAAGATTTTTTCTAATTGTCGTGAATCTACTCCACCTTTACCTGTCAACAGGCTTTTTAGGTGTTTCTCGTTTTTCATCATCTACTAGTTCCTCTAAGAATGAACCAAAACCTTCTGCACTCTTTTCCATTTCTGTTGGGACTTCAATATTCAATGCCCTAAATTCTGTATGTATATCCCTAACTATTTGGTTTCGTTGTCGCAAGAGCTCTGTTCTAGCGTTAACATCCCGAATACATATAAGAATTTCTTCCCACAA